ACAAGAAGAACAAAAAGTGCTGAGTCGTGCTGACGAACAACGAGTATTTCAAGCAAAAGTTCAAGCAACTCAAGCAGAAATGCAAACCTCAGCTTCAAACAAACTTGCAGAAATTGCCAAAAACAACGGACTAGCATCGCAAGAAAGTTTACAAAAAGAAGCTGAATTTAAATTGATTGGCGTAACACAAGGTGCAGAAGCAGAAGCCAAAAACAGAGAAGAATATAAAAAACAACAAGCGGCACTGGCAGAATCAGACAAAGCTGGCGCAGTGAGCATAGCTGAAGTGCAGAAAAATATAGCACAAGGCATGAGTCAACCAGATGCTCAAAAGAAAGCAGAGGCAACAGCAAAAGCAGTGGATACGAAAACAACTGGCAAACCTGGCGAATCAGCACAAGCAACAGCTAACGCACCAGATCAAACAACACCTAAAAAGAGCATAGCAGACACGTTTGGTGCCATGTTTGCTGATATCAAGTTGCCCGATGTTCAAAAAATAACCAGCACCGCAACTAGAATCAATCCTCCTGAAGATGTGGCCAAGAAAACAGAAGAAGATAAAAAAGCCAAAGTCGCTACAGATGCCAAAGCTGCAGAAGTCAAAAAACCAGCTGAAGCACCAAAAGCCACAGGTGAAGTTACTCTAAAAGAAGTGCATGCCAGCTTGGAACACTTAAATAAGAGTATGGCACAAATGTTAACTTATACTCAGCAAACAGCTACAGCCGCTCAGCAACAAGTAAAAGCTACAAAAAATTTATCAGGAAACAAGTTTTCTTAACAAGGACATGTGAATGAGTTGGAAAAAGTATTTCTCGCCCGTTGAAGTAAACGGGCAATCAAGCGCCATCAGCGGCCTTAACAGCGGCAATCGACCAGGCCCTGCTAGAACTAACTATTCCAGCTATTTGCCAGATGTTTATTCCGGCAGTCCAAATCGTATTGAACGTTATCAACAGTATGAAGTCATGGACAGTGATCCAGAAGTCAATGCTGCTTTGGATATTTTAGCGGAGTTTTGCACACAGAAATTGAAAGATGGCAAGAGTCCATTTGCAATCAAATGGCGTCAAAAAGCCACCAACAGTGAAATTAAAATTCTAAGTGAATACTTGCAACAATGGAACACACTTCAAAAGTTTGACACTCGTATTTTTCGCATTGTGCGCAACACATTCAAGTATGGTGATGCATTTTTTATTCGTGATCCAGAAAATCAAAAATGGAGTTACATTGACGCCAGCAAAGTGGTCAAAGTGATTGTGAATGAAAGTGAAGGCAAGAAACCTGAACAGTTTGTGATCAAAGACCTAGCTCCTAACTTTGTTAATCTAGTGGCAACACAGATCACACCCAGTGTGAATCCTCGCAGTCATTCGGGACCAGGCGGTGCTGGCGGCCCGCAACAATATGCAGGATCAACCAGCAGCAACGGCGGCAGTAGCAGTAATCGTTTTGGATTACAGCAAACTGAACAGGCCATCAACGCTGAACACATCATTCATTTGAGTCTAAGCGAAGGTTTAGACAACAACTATCCGTTTGGCAACAGTTTGCTGGAAAACATTTACAAAGTTTACAAACAAAAAGAATTATTAGAAGATGCCATTTTAATTTATCGTATACAACGTGCTCCAGAGCGCAGAGTATTCCACATTGATGTGGGCAACATGCCCAGCCACTTGGCCATGGCATTTGTGGAACGTGTTAAAAACGAGATACATCAACGCAGAATTCCAAGTCAAACAGGAGGTGGACAGAACGTTATTGATTCAGCATACAACCCACTTTCAATCAATGAAGATTATTTCTTCCCCAAGACAGCAGACGGTAAAGGTTCAGATGTTACCATGCTTGAAGGTGGCAAGAACATTGGTGAAATTGACGATTTAAAGTACTTTACCAACAAATTATTCCGTGGGTTGCGCATACCCAGCAGCTACTTGCCCACCGGTCAAGATGACAGTCAAAGCAATTTCAATGACGGACGTGTGGGCACTGCATACATTCAAGAACTGCGTTTTAACAAGTATTGTGAACGCTTGCAAGCACTGATTACCGCGGTTTTTGACGAAGAATTCAAGATGTACATGCACAGCAAGGGCATGAACATTGACGCAAGTTTGTTTGAATTACAGTTTAATCCACCGCTTAACTTTGCCAGTAGCAAGCAGGCCAGTATTGATGCAGAGCGTATCAACACATTTAATACTATTCAAGCTGTGCCGTTTGTATCCAAGCGATTTGCATTAAAACGCTTCCTGAGTTTAACAGACGAAGAAGTTGCAGAAAACGAACGCATGTGGGGCGAAGAGAACGGCAAAGGTCATCCAACCACCACAGATGCAGCTGGCGAATTGCGTAGTGCTGGACTGAGTGCAAGTGGTATTGCAGGAGATGCAGATGCCGCCGGTGACCTAAGCGCACCAGATGACATGGATATCAGTGCTCCAGGAGAACCTGGCCAAGCTGCACCACCAGGCGGCGCACCAGCAGCGCCCGCAGCTGCACCAGTTGTATAAATACGTTATGATTTTAAGAGAGCTATTTTATATTGATCCAGATACTCGTCACGTGGCCAATGACTTGCGTTATGAGCCAAAACGTGACAGCGATGTGTTACACCGGAGCGACACACGCAAAACAAGATTAACACTTAGACAAATAAATGAATTGCGCAAAAGTACTGAAGCACATATTTTAGAACAGGAAAGCGAACTAGAATTTATAAATGCAATGTATGCTGCACCACCTGCAGCGCCTGCCGCTTAATTGCAAAAACTGACTGTTTTTGGCCTATATCTACCCACTTTTTACGCAAAGGTGTAAATATCTTACAGCCTTGTATTAAAAAACCACAGGAGAACCAACATGACTGACCGCGCTCAATTTGAAGCAATGCTTGAAGCTTTGATCAATGATGATCAACAAGCAGCTAAAGAAATTTTCCACAACATCGTAGTAGGAAAATCACGTGAAATCTACGAAGAATTATTAGAGTCTGACTTTGGCAGTGACCAAGGCAACCCTTACGGTAAGAAAGATGACAAAGATGACGAGGATGATTCGGAAGATGAATCCATGGGCGACGAAGAAGATGAATCCATGGGCGACGAAGAAGATGACATGGACAGCGAAGAAGATGACATGGACAGCGAAGAAGATGGCGAAGAAGCCGACGACATGGATGGCGAAGAAGAGCCAGAAGGCGACATTGAAGATCGAGTTATGGATCTAGAAGACGCACTAGAAGACTTAAAAGCAGAATTTGAACAACTGTTGTCACAAGAAGGTGAAGAAGACGGCGACATGGGCGGTGAGGACGACCTAGAATCTGAACTAGATGAGTTAACCGCAGAATATCCAGGTGGTAGTACAAATTTTAGAACAGGTGAAGTCAAGGGCACACATACTCCAGAACCAGAAGTGCAAGAAATGCATCACGTTCACCACCATGTAAATGAATATGTAAACAAAGTTTCTTTGCCAAAGCACGGTGACAACGGTGTTAACACACGTTCAGCTGTGGCTGGTAAGAACAACATGGGCGGATCAAGCGCCAACATTGCCAAGTCATTCTCCACAGAGAAAGGCGGCACACAGGGTGGATTGTTGAAGCCCACTACTGCAATGCAAGACGGCGGCAACATCAACAAACCAGGAGCCTCTGCAGGCAAGTCAGCGTTCAAGAAGAAAGAACCTGGACACGGACCTGAAAGCAAAGGCAAAGGCGAAACAGCTGATAACAAGAAAAGTTTAATCAGCACTAAAGTAAGATAATACAGAGACTACATTAAATGAAGTCTTTATACCTCCGAGAGAATCTCAGTTTCAACGAAGCAAAAATGATCGTTGAGTCTGATGACAAAGACGGGAAAAGTTTATACATGTCCGGGATTTGCATCCAGGGCGGTATACGCAACGCTAACCAGCGTGTTTACCCTGTGAATGAGATTGGCAAGGCTGTCAAAACCCTAAACGATCAGATTCAAAACGGTTATTCAGTTCTCGGAGAAGTGGATCATCCAGATGATCTAAAAATTAACCTGGACAGAGTCAGTCACATGATGGTCAATATGTGGATGGATGGTCCTAATGGTTACGGCAAACTGAAAGTTTTGCCAACCCCTATGGGACAACTTATCAAGACTATGCTGGAAAGCGGAGTCAAGCTAGGTGTTTCAAGTCGCGGATCCGGGAACGTCAAAGATGACGGTTCCGGTGAAGTATCAGATTTTGAGATTATCACAGTAGATATGGTAGCTCAACCTAGTGCTCCTGGAGCATACCCTACACCAATTTATGAACACTTGATGAATAATCGAGGCGGATTAAGTGCCTTACGCATAGCGCAAGAGGTTAAGGGCGATCCTAAAGCACAGAAATATCTCAAAGAGAGCTTATTATCAATAATAAGCCGACTCCAATAATAAGGAGAATCACATGTTGGATGCACTAAAAAGTTTATTTGAAAATAATGTGATTTCTGAGGAGATCAAAGAGTCAATCGAGATGGCTTTCGAGAGTCGTGTGAACGAAGCTCGTGAACAAGCCGCTCAACAATTACGTGAAGAGTTTGCACAAAAATACGAACATGACAAGAACACAATGGTTGAAGCTGTAGATCGCATGATCTCTGAACAACTAGCTGCTGAGATTGTTGAGTTTGCCGACGATCGCAAGCAATTGGCAGAAATGAAAGTCAAATATGCCACAGCTATGAAGCAAAATGCATTTGTAATGGAGAAATTTGTTACACGTCAGTTGGCTTCAGAAGTTAAAGAATTGCATGAAGATCAAGTTCAAATGGCAAGTAAATTTGGTACACTGGAAAAATTCGTAGTTGAGGCTCTAGCTCAAGAAATTACAGAGTTTTACAAAGACAAGCAGGATCTAGCTGAAACGAAAGTTCGTCTAGTTCGTGAAGGTCGTCAAGAAATCAAGAAGGTAAAACAACAATTTGTACAACGTGCAGCAACGATGGTGGAATCAATTGTGACTCAGAATTTACATTCAGAGATACACGCATTGAAGGAAGACATCGAAGCAGCTCGCCGTGCAGATTTTGGCCGCAAGTTATTCGAAGCATTTAGCGCCGAGTATCAAACCAGCTACCTAAATGAAAAATCGGAAACAGCAAAATTACTCAAAGTCATAGACTTGAAAGATTTGGCAATGAAAGAAGCAGCGCAGGCTGTTGTTCAAGCTGAACAAATTTTAGAAAGTAAACAAGCTGAAATCCGTACTCTTAAAGAGAGTCAAACAAGAAAAGCAATCATGACAGAATTACTTGCTCCGCTAAACACAGAGCAAAAATCAATCATGGGTGAGTTGATGGAGACTGTGAAAACAGAACGTCTAAACGAAAGTTTTGAAAAATACTTACCATCGGTAATCAATGGTAAGGCTCCGCAGAAGAAACAGGCACTAGTAGAGGCTAAAGAAATAACCGGAAATAAAGTAATTTCCAACACCAACCGTAGCAGCGAGGCAGACAACAATATCGTTGATATCCGTCGTCTTGCTGGACTAAAATTTTAAGGAGAAATTTAAATGTCAGAACTACTTAATGGACGTTGGGCAGAAACTAAAGAAGCCCTATTAGAAGGCTTACAAGGCACAAAAAAATCAGTAATGGGTGTAACCCTTGAGAATACTCGCAAGTATTTGATGGAAAGTCCAACAACTGGTGCCACTTCTGCCGGTAACGTCGCAACACTAAATCGCGTGATCCTTCCAGTGATCCGCCGCGTTATGCCAACCGTTATTGCTAACGAGTTAGTTGGCGTACAACCAATGACTGGTCCAGTCGGTCAAATCCACACATTGCGTGTTCGCTATGCAGATAGCTCATCAGGTGCTGGAGTATTAGCTGGTGAAGAGGCATTGAGCCCATTCAAGATTGCTGAAGCTTATTCAGGAAACGAAAGTTCTACCGCTAAGGCAGCTTCAACAGCTACTTTAGAAGGTCGTGCTGGTAACAGAATGAGCATCCAAATCTTGAAACAAACAGTTGAAGCCAAGACACGTAAATTGTCAGCTCGCTGGACGTTTGAAGCTGCTCAAGACGCACAAGCCCAACAAGGTATTGACGTTGAAGCAGAAGTTATGGCTGCGTTGGCACAAGAAATCACAGCTGAAATTGACCAGGAAATCATTGCTTCGTTGACAAGTTTGGCTGGCACAGCTACTCAGACTTATGACCAAGCTGCTGTATCTGGTACAGCTACATTCGTTGGTGACGAGCATGCTGCATTGGCTGTTCAGATCAATCGCGTAAGCAACTTGATCGCTCAACGTACACGTCGTGGTGCTGGTAACTACGCCGTTGTTAGCCCATTTGCATTGACAATTCTTCAGTCTGCTACTACTAGCGCATTTGCTCGTACAACAGAAGGCACTTTCGAAGCTCCTACAAACACCAAGTTTGTTGGTACATTGAATGGCGCTATGAAGATTTATGTAAACAGCTACGCTCAAGATTCTGCAAGTATCCTAATCGGTTACAAAGGATCAAGCGAGAGCGATGCACCTGCATTCTATTGCCCATACATTCCATTGATGAGCAGTGGTGTTGTTTTAGATCCATCAACATTTGAGCCAGTCGTGTCATTCATGACACGTTATGGTTATGTTGAGTTGTCAAACACAGCATCTAGCTTGGGCAATGCTGCTGACTACTTGGGTCTAGTTGCTATTACTAACGGTAACGTTAAGTTCAGCTAATTCAAACCCAAAGTTTGTAAAATAGAAAAGGCATCTTCGGATGCCTTTTTGTTTGGGTAAATATAAGATGACCACTACAACTTTTTACAGTCCGCACACTTTATCTAATGTCAATATCGCTAACCAAGTGACTGGTTACAACTCAATAGATTGGGACTTTAATGCTTCTGTGCTATCTGACAATGCAATTGCCACCAGTAAAAAATCACTGTACACTATTAGTGGATTTTGGATGGAAAAGTTTTTAAGCAACACAAGTCAACTGTGGTGTACTGGATACAATATACCCAGCAGTGTTAGACCTGTTGTGGGAATAGAATGTCAGATCAATGTACAACGTGCTGCAAGAATTGAAGATTTAATCATTCAACTAACACTCAACGGTGCTGTGATTGGCGATAATTTGGCCAGCAATGTGAATCCTGTACAAAGCGATATGTACACTGGAGATTTTACAACGCCGTTGGATCCTGTTGGAGATTTAAACATATATGGAGGTGTTGACAACTTGTGGGGAACTACTCTTGCACCCACTGATGTGGCAAATCCCACTTTTGGCATTGTGATCAGTTTCAAAAGTAATGTCATATACCCGCACAGGGATATTGCATATTTGTCGCAAGCCAACATAAGAATCACCTACGCATAAATACATGGTACAATCCACACAGGGTGGATTTTATGCGGAAATCCAACCGCGTACGGCCTAGAACGCCGTTTTTCACTAAGGAGAAAACAAAATGGGACGTCCTTTAAATAAGAAATTTTTTGGTAACCGTAACATCGGTTCCGTAACAACTACCGCTGATAACAAGATCGGCGGATCAGCAGTTGGCACAGTAGTAGTATCAGGCACATTCAGTGGTAAAACTACAGCAACAGCATTTACAATTCCAGCATCGGTAATCAGTGCTCCTCAATTACCAAATGGTGTTAAACCAACAATGACTATTACGTTTTCGTCAGCAACAGCTGGTACTGTAACAGTAACAGACGGTGGTTCTGGATACACTAGTGTTCCAACAATTAGTGGTGCTGGTTTGCAAGCATTGGGCGGTGGCGCCGGCACTGTAGTGTTAACAGCTGCATTTGCTGCAGACACTGGCGCAGTTGGTTCAGCAACATATGAAGAAAACACAATCTTGATGACAGCATTTTTAACCGGCGGTTCAGCAGGCCTAGTTAACATTACAAAACAAGTATCAGGTCGTCGTTACAAAGTAACGGACGGTACTCGCACAGGCATTGTCAAGCTAAAATCTAGTGTGGCAACAGCTGCTGGAGAAGGCAGTGTTCGTTTGCTCGATTCAGTTGGCGGAACTTATTTTGCTACTAAAATTACAGCACGTAAAGCTACTGTAACTCGCGGCACAGGCACAGCATTTGCTACTGGTGCTTCAGTTAAGTGGAATATGACTGCTGCAGTTTTAGGTGACTCACTATTAATAGATAACGCTTAATTAGGAATGGGGACTTGGGTCCCCTAACTATAAGGATATAGAATGTCAAGAATCTTGAATGTTGATAACGGTGATTACAGAATACGAGTAAAGCCAGGCGGAAATATTATTCTGGATACAGTTAACAGTATCCCAGGCAGCTACGGCTATGTCACCATACTAGGTAACCTCGACGTTCAAGGTGCTATCACCTATGTTGAAAGTACCAACACACGGATCACAGACAACATACTAGATTTGAATTACGGGCAAACTGGCAACGGTGTTGACCCAGCTGGAGTATTTGACCTTGCTAGACAATCTGGTATTAGAATCAAGCGAGGCAACTATTCTGATGCACTGTTTGTTTTTAAAGAAAATCAATCACATTATGACCCAGTAACATCCAGCACAGTGTTGGGCACCTTTGTGTTGAAAACAGCAGACGGCACACTCAAAGGCCTGCAACTTGCATCCGTTTCCAATTCAGGCAGTACTAATTTTGTGTTTGACATGCAGAATCAACCATATGCACTTGCTGTGGCCAATACTGGCAGCGATGGTGCTGGCCAGTTGGGCGAAGCTTATGCTGACTTGATGTATCCATTGTTGGGTTCGGCCAGAACAACTGAAAACAACTTTATACCCAACAGAAGATTTATTACAAAATACGTAGCTGCCGCAGAAGGTGTTGCATCGGTGGACAGGTTATATTTTCCGATTGACGGGCCGTTTGCTTCTGCCACTGCCAGTATCCGAGTGTATGCCAGCAGTATACTATTTCAAATCAGCACAGTTACCAAAGCCACTATCAGTGCGTCTGGCTTGACAGTCAACAATGTGAACCTCTACACCGACACTGTTAACAACAACACAAATAATTTAATTTTATCAGCAACTGCAACAAACACAATAGAAGTCAGCGGTGTTATGCAACTGGATAATCAAGCCAGCGCACCCACTTACAACAGCGCAGGCACTCAAATTTATTCTAGATCCACAATTGGTCCTGGAAAAACAGGTATATACTTCACCAATCAAAATGCATCACAAACGCCTGATGAATTAGTTAGCCGCAACAGAGCTGTATTACTAAGTATTTTATTATAAGGAACAACCATGGCAATCGCAGCAACACTAATCGATGTGGCAAGCCCAACTACAAAAATAGTTTACACCAGTTTGGTCACAAGTCCACAAACTGGCAATGCTATAACTTGCATCATGATATGCAACACCAGTGTCAGCACAGCAGCAACATTGACACTTTATGCTGTGCCTTCAACCAACAGCGGCACCACAATTGGTGCAGCCAGTGCAGCCAATATGATTATCAATGCATTGAACATTCCAGCAGGTGAGACTGTGAGCCTGGATCAAGAAAAGTTGGTGTTAACCAACAACGACACAATAGTTGCCATGGTGGCCGCTGGCCAAGCAAACGTTGTGTCATTTTTAATCAGCACACTGCCAGTATAATGAGATACTTAAAACAACAAAACATCAATCGTCGAGTGGCAAATCACACATCTGTATTTGTGGATCATACAGACACGCATGTTGTGTTGAACCCTGTTAACAAAGGCAGTTTACAGTTGCCAGTGGGCACCAATGCTCAACGACCCACCAGTACTCAATCAAACGGCATGATTCGTTACAATTCAGATGCTGTCACAGGCGGGCAAGTAGAAGTGTACTCCGCTGGACGTTGGAGAGCATTGCGTTTCACTGAACAACAAGCAATCACCCAACAAAATTTAGGTGCTGGCGACAGCAACAACACATACTTTGGACCACTGAACGCAACTTATTATAATCCTAGTAACCAAGCCAACAACACCACAGTGGGCGGTCAAAATATCATAGTTGTTGTTGAAAACGTTATTCAGGTCAGCGGCATCAACTACACAATTGCCAACAATCCAACCATACCAACTGAAACATACACACCTACTCTGAGTTACAATGCTGTTGTGAGCGCATCAACTTTGTATTTTAACACAAGTGTAACAGTTACTGGTGCTACCGGAAATGGCAGCACAGCAGTTCTCACATTTGGCACTGAAGTTCAAACACCATTTGCCATCGGTGCCAGTATCACAGTTACTGGAATACTTTCAACAGGCGGTGTTGGTAACTACAACGGAGTATTCACTGTCACTGCCAGTACCACTGGCAGTGTGAGTTTTGCAAGTGCAACCACTGCAACTTATCAAACCAGTGGAGAAGTTGCAGCATCAACCACTGTGTATCCAAGTGTGGATCTAGTGGGCGGCACAATTTCAGGAACCAATCTTGCTACTTCTACAATTTCTAGTTATGTAACTGATTCCGATACAGGAGCATTAATAAGTGTTACATTTGGTCCTGCTGTAATCACAACCGGCACTGTGGCTGTTAACACTGCCTATACTATTATTAAAACCAGCGGTGTTGGTTCTGGATACTTTTTAAATTTCAGTACTCCAGTACCTTACGGAAAAACTGTCATTGCATTGCTTGGTTTTGACACATAAGGAGTAAGTTATGCCAGCAGGCGGCGGAGGCACTCCAAACTTTGTGAATACTGCCAACAGAGCCTTGGGTAGAATAAGTGGCCCATTGCTAGCAGACAACTTGCTGCGCAACGGCGTTGATCTTGCCTTTGAAACACAATTACTTTACATTGATGTAAAAAACAAACGTATTGGTGTCAAGTACGGAAGCCCAACTGTTGAGCTATTCATCAACAACACAACCAACACCACTAATTTACGTGTAACAGATGTCAGTGCAATCGGTGATTTTGTTATCAGTACAAATCAAATTCAACACTCCACTGGATCCATAACAATCCAGCCAAATCAAAGTAGCAATCCCACAGTTACTACTCCGGGATTAAGCACAGCAAATTTATATCTGTACGGCAACACTATTAGTGATACAGTTACTAATGACAGTATCAATCTTACTGCCCAAGCCGCTGGCAATATCAATTTAACTGGCAACACACTTGTAACTGGTAATCTACGTGCCACTGGAAATATCACAACAGATGGCAATATACAATTTGGCGATAATTTAACACAAGACACTGTGACCTTTGGCGCAGAGATAGCCAGTAACATTATTCCAAATACCAATAACGTTTGGAATTTAGGCCAGTCAGCATTAAGATGGTCCACAATTTACGCCAACACTGCCAATTCAACCAGTATTACTACAATAAATTTAGTTGCCACTAATTTTACAGGATCTGGAACAAATGCATTAAACGGCAATGTGACTATTGGCGCAACTGATAGCAATACATTAACGGTCACAGCAAAAATTAATAGTGATTTAATTCCAAGTACAACCAATGCAGGCAATTTAGGTCAAAACTACGAAGCCAGTGTACCAAGCGGTGGTAGTTTGACTTTTTCTAGTGGTAATTATCTTGCTTTAAATGATCCTCAAACAATAGGCACACAATCGTATACCTTTGAATGTTTTTTTTACACAGCCAGTAATGGACTACAGACACTGCTAGGCGCTGCCAATCCTGGAGGAATGTCAATCTGGTTGTTTGGCAATGGCATCAATCCAGTAACTATTATACAGATTGATAGATCCTATGTGGATGCTGCGCAGTACACAGTCAGCCCAATAACCATAAACACATGGCATCACATTGCGGTAACAAGAAACAGCGCGAACAACACATCAGTATTTTTAGACGGAGTCAAAGCCACAGGATCCGCATCAAATACCACAAACTATACCGGGCCTAGCGGACTCATCGGAGCTGTGGCAGGATCTTCTTATTTTTTTACAGGATACCTAACACAGATAAAATTAACTATAGGGTCAAACTACTACGATCCAACTGTGTCTAGTATTTCAGTTCCCACCGCGCCGTTAACAACCAGTGCAAATACAAAGTTATTGTTAATTGTGGCCAACAGTGGTGCATACCTCACAGACGCCAGCGGAACACAAATCTTATCCAATATAAGCGGAGTTACCTACAGTACATCTACCCCACTTGCACCTGTTGCTGAAAAACCAGCATTGTATTGGAATAATGTGTATGGTGTTACATTTAATAATGGCAACATAACATTAACCACTAACACAATTCAAACAAACACCACTGATAGTGATTTACGATTGGTTGCAAATGGTTCTGGATCAGTGGTATTTTCTAAATTAAATTTACCAAATTCTAACAATATTAATATTGGCGGAACACTGGCAGTAACTGGAACCACTGCCCTAAACAACAATGTTGCAACTGGTGCAATTACGCAGACAGGCAGTTATAATGTTACTGGTAATGCAGCACTGGGAACAGTGAGTTCTGGAAATATCACAGCAGAAAATCCATTAACATTGCCAACTATAACAATTAACGGAAGTGTAATTACAGGAACAGCCAGTGGTAGCAATTTGAAATTAACAGCCAACACCGGACAGACTGTTGAAATAACCAGTGCAACAAAATTTAATAATAATGTTTTGATTAGTGGAACACTGGCAGTAACTGGAACCACCTCTCTAAACAACAATGTTGCAACTGGTGCAATCACTCAGTTGGGTAATTGGACACAATCTGGCGCCAGCGGTGCGTTGATAACAGGCGCTGTTGGAACAAATAATATTGCCATCACTGGACTTTCTTCACAGTTGATGTTAAGTAATTTTACCATATATGGCAACACAGTGGCTGGAACAGTCGGTAACCAAACTGTGCAGTATACAGCCAATGGTGCTGGATCTGTAAATGTTGAATATTTGAAATTTAACAACAACAATATTACTAACATCTGGCCCAGTGCAACCACGGACACACAAAAAAGTATTTTGTTTACTCCTAACGGCACGGGGAATGTGGAGATAAATTCCACAAAAAGTTTAATATTGCCAATAGGCAATAACAGCACAAGAGTACTAGCATCCAACGGTGAAACACGTTATAACAGCTTGTATAATAATATTGAAGGTTATAGTAATACTGGATATGTTAATTTCTTTAACTTGTATAGCCAGGATCAGCAAACTTATGCCACTGCTGAATTGACGCCAAATGCCGCAGACAGCACATTGAGATTTGCTATCGGTAATGTGGTCACTACCACAATAAGTTCCAGCACACTGACCACTGTGAATCTGGTATCAGGTAATGTTGGTGTATCAGTCAGCACTGTTCAAAACACACAAACCAACACAGATGTGGCGTTTGCACCCAACGGCACTGGCAAAATAAATTTAAAAAGTTTTGTTAATGTCAAAGACAACACTGTGACCAACGCCACCAGCACCAACATTTCTTTTGATTCTACCAACCAAGGCCACTGGAAATTTAGCGGCACCAGCGGTGTTGTAATCCCGTTAGGCACTAACTCTGATTATCCAATTACTGCATTGCAAGGTGCAATTAGATACAACACTGTATCTGGTTTTGCTGAAGTATACACGGGCTCTGTGTGGACATCTTGGGTAGGTACTGGCAATGCCACAGTTTCTGAATCAGACATGAACGACCTCACGTTCCTATATACCCTTATACTTGGGTAAAACCAAAAAACCGATAAATACTTTTACTGTAAAAACTGACCAAGTTTTTACGATATTCAACTGTGGTAAACCCGCAATGCAAGGTGGTTAACCGTGAAACACGGGGTATACGGGAGCGTAAATGGCTGTTGGTCGAATTTCGGGTCCGCTCTTAAAAGATAATTTGCTTCGTAACGGGGTAAATTTAGCTTTTGAGACGAACTTACTTTATCTAGATGTTAATAATAGCCGCATTGGTATTAAAACATCATCACCAGCTTACGATCTAGACGTCAATGGCACAACCCGTACTACCAATTTAACAGCAACTACCCAAGCCAATTTAGCTACCTTTACTATCAGCGGCAACAATATTGCCAGCTCCAGTAACACAATTAATTTCTTGCCCAGCGGCGCAGGCAACACAATTTACAATGCAAGAGCATTGATTGGAAACTTGCAATTAACCGGCAACACTATCAGTACAACCAACAGCAACGGTGCTATCAATATCACTGCAAACGGTACTGGCGGAATTAATTTAGGCAACACCAGCGGCAGTGTGCTGGTCACAGTTACTGGAAATTTACATGCCACTGGCAATATCACAGCAGATGGTAATATCACACTGGGTGATAACTTAACACAAGACACTGTTAGTTTTGCAGCAGAAATCAACAGCGATATAATTCCTAAAATAGATAACACATATAATTTAGGTTCAAGTCTTCTTACTTGGTCCACTGTGTACACAAATAGTGTTACAGTGACCACTGTTAGTACCACCAATTTCACAGCAACCGGTACAGTGTCAGTTTCTAATGCAACTGTCCTTAGTGGAAATACCACTATTGGTGCCACTAGTTCTAATACACTCACAGTTACAGCCAGAATCAATAGCAATCTTATCCCAAGTGCAAATAACACATATAATTTGGGCTCAGCGTTGGGGCCGCTGTATTGGAACAATGCATACATCAGCACAATCAACACAGCTGGCATGCAAATTACCAGCAACAGTATCACAGCAACAGGAACAAATTCAAATTTGCAATTAAGTGCAAACGGCACTGGCACTGTCTATATTCCAACAAGTAACCTAAGTGTAACTAATAACGTTTCAATTGGCGGCACACTCACAGTTACTGGAACCAGCACATTGGCTGGGGTAGGTATCACTGGCACTCTGACTCAAACTGGCAATTTTACACAATCAAGTGGCAATTTCAGCACCACTGGTACAATTAATTCAGGTGCAATTAACAGCACAGGCACTTTAACATTACCAAATGTCACCATTGCCAACAGCACAATTACTGGCACCACAACTGCCACCAATTTGATATTAACACCATATGCTGGGCAACAGGTTGAAATTACCAGTAATGCAACATTGAATGGAAATGCCACCGTGGGAGGCACACTCACAGTTACTGGAACCAGCACATTGGCTGGGGTAGGTATCACTGGAAATGTGACTCAAACTGGTACATTTAATCAAACTGGCAACTTTACCACTAGCGGAACATTATATGTTAGTGGAAATTTAACCGCAAACAGTGCATTTACAGTTGGTAATGTGCAAATCAGTGGTAATACAGTCACTACCACAGACACCAACGGAAATTTGAACTTGACAGCCAACGGCGCTGGCAGTGTAAATGTACAAAATTTAAGTATTAACAACAATGTTATCGGCAGTATCAACACCAATGCCAACATTGTACTAACACCACAAGGTACTGGCAACGTTGTTATCAATAACACACAAAGTTTCATAGTGCCAGTGGGAACCACAGGTCAACAACCAGCCAGCCCAACCAACGGCATGATCCGTTACAACACCACCAACAATCGTTACGAAGGATATGCCAACGGTTATTGGACCAATCTGGGTGGTGTACAAAGTTTGGATGGAAGAACTTACATAACTCCAGAAAGTTCACCTGGCGCCAACAACAATGTCATAAGTTTCTATGCCAACAACGTGAACACAGCATATATCAACAGCAGTGGCTTGTACACAACTGATTTCAAAACAGCCAATATAGATATCACTGGCAACACCATCAGCACTTACACAGCCAATACAGACATGAATTTGGTGCCAAACGGCACTGGATCCATAGTTATTGGTAATTTGGCATTTAACAACAACTCAGTGACCAACAGAGTCAGTCAAGCAGTCACTGTGTTGGCAGCAAGCGGCAGCGGCTATTACAAGTTTGGTGGCACATATGGAGTTGGAATTCCGTTTGGTAACGGCAATACTGATAGACCTGGCAACATATATGCTGAAACTGGTATGATTCGTTTAAATACAGATTCATTGTCTGTGGAAGTTTTCAATGGTGCTGCTTGGTCCAGCGTGGTGGGTAACCCAGGCGGTATAACAAATATTCAAGCCACAGATATTGCACTTGGAATAGTGTTATCATTAGGATAAAAGATGCCAACAGTTTTTAAAAACGTTCTTGCAACACAAATAGCAGGCACAACTACTACATTAAATATCACGTCAGTGACCAGTAATAGCCCGTCTGCTGGATATACCACATTTGGGTTTGCCGCTCAAGCAACTAATCCATACACCGTAGGAACAACCATTTATGTGAACGGATTGTCAGTGAGTGGATACAACGGCGGATACACAGTTACAAACTCCAGCACTGTCAGTGTGAGTGTGGTAAATGCCTTGACCACAGCTATCAAAGGCGCATTGAACAGCGCAACCACTTACACCAGTGTTAGCGGAACCAGTGTGTCAGCAGCTGCAACTTACTCCGCAGTTAGTTCAGCATCTACCAGCGGAGCGGGAACAGGTGCAACATTCAATGTTACAAAAATTGGCGCAGGAACCAGTTACTCTGGATTTATCACTGTCACAGTGGCCAGTGTTGGCACTGGTTATGCTGTTGGAGACACTGTTACCATATCTGGTGCAAGTCTGGGCGGTGCAAACGGCACTAATAATTTGACATTTACCATTTCCAGTTCTGTTACTGTGCTGTCTGGCACAGTCAAAAACAATTTGATTTACAGTAACCCCAGTGCAACCACCACAATTATTGGATTGAGTTTGACCAACACCACACCAGAAACAGTGTTGGCAACAATTCAATTACAAGACACCTTGACCACAACCAGTGCATACTATATCAGTAATATACCAGTTCCAGGCTATCAAAGTTTGCGAGTGGTCACAGGTGGCGAAAAGTTAATTTTGACTCCAGCAACCAATGTGTTTGTCACATCCAATGTGGCACAGAGTTTGGATGCAGTGGTGAGTTGGGTTGAGATCAGTTAAAGGATAATATTATGGCATATGTAGGATCAAATTCTCCAGCATCGGATATTTTAGGAAATAATCCTAGATATTTCTATGCACTTCGCAGAACAGATGACGGCACACTGTATTTGATTAGAACTGACATGATAGTTGACAACAGTGACAGTATCGAAATCAATGCACCAGGCGCCGGCGCTGACGATTATGTTGATTTTGCTGTGGGCAATGATTTTTTTGAAGGTAGGGATGTGTTTCATAATTTGGTCTACCCAAATTTAAAGTATGAACAAATGAGGTGGGATGACAAAAGTGTGTATTATTACATGAATGCCAACGGTGAATTAGTAGCAAGGATAGGACAAAGTTATGCGTATACTGGGTCCGATAACGTTTGATAAATAACTTATCCAATAATACGCAATGATAAAGGTATGATAACATGGCTGAATTTAAACTAGGAAGATTACGATTTGTATGGCAAGGCCCTTGGGTTTCAGCCACTAACTATGTCAAAGATGACATTGTTGCCTACGGCGGTAAGACGTATGTCTGCTTGGTAGGGCATACTGCCAACGCAGTATTTTACACAGATCTTAATAATGCAACTGCAAAATGGTCACAGATGTCTGACGGTGTGTCTTGGAAAGGCGCATGGTCAAATGCAACAGCGTTTTACAAAATCAACGACATTGTACAAGTTAGCGGCAAAGATTATATCTGTTTGATAGGCCATGCGCCCACAACAATCAGTCCAGTCAATCAGGGATTTTACACCGACCTAACTGCCAGCAAATGGCAATTGATGGTGGATGGTATTTCTTGGAAAACCACTTGGACCACAGCCACTTACTATAACTTGGGCGATGTTGTGAAATTTGGAGCCAAAGAGTTTATCTGTGTAACTGGTCACATCAGCAGTTCTACACCCAACAGCGGATTTTACAGCGATTTGGCAGCCCTTAACTGGCAATTATTTGTAGACGGCCAGACATTTATTGGTGCATGGACATCCACTACATATTATAAAATTGGTGATATTGTTAATTATGGCGGCACAAGTTATATTTGTAATACCGGCCACACCAGCAGCACAACCCTTGAAGTGAATCAAGCCAATTGGACCACATTTATTCCAGGATTTGCATGGCTAGGCGTTTACAGTAATGGATATACTTACAAAGTAAATGATATTGTAAAATACGGGCCCGATGCCTATATTTGCACAACAGCATATACTTCGGTCACAAACACCATTGATTTGACCAAGTGGAGTTTGTTCGTAGCAGGTTTGGAATTCATGAATACCTATTCCAGTGCAACCAGTTATGCACTTGGCGCCGTAGTAACATATGGCGGATATGTTTACACATCATTGATCACCAACAACTTGAATCAAACACCCAGTATTAGCCCCAGCTATTGGAGTTTGGTAACCACAGGATTCAGCGTTCAAGGCAACTGGAATTTGGCAACAGCTTACAAAGTTGGCGCAGTTGTTACATACGGCGCATATGTTTATGTTTCTATTTTGGACGGCACTGGTTTCAACCCAGCAAGCAATCCAACATATTGGTCGTTACTGAACACTGGTGTTTCTTGGCAAGGCCTGTGGACTGCTGGCGGCACATTCACAGCCAATATTGTCACAACTACTATGACTGTGAGTGTGGTGGGCACAACATACTTGCGCCCAGGTGTGGTAATAACTGGATCCACAACATCAGCAAACACTGTGATCACAGGACAAACCAGTGGAACTACAGGCGGAGTAGGCGTGTACACAGTCAACAACAGTCAAACAGTTGGCGCAGCCGGCGCTGGCCAAGTCACACTAACTGCCACATCAACTTATAGATTGGGCGATTCAGTTGTGTATGGCCCCAACAGTTATATCTGCGTTGCAGCACACACATCGGGTTATACTAGCCCAACTGGTCCGGCAACATCTGGCAACAACAGACCCGACGTTGACACTGCAGGAACTTATTGGAACACATTGGCTCTTGGCAGTGCAGCCAACGTTCTTACCACACTGGGCGACACAGTTTATTACAGCGCTGGCGGAAATGCACGACTGCCAATTGGTGAAGACGGCCAAATATTACGTGTTACTGGATCAGTCCCAACTTGGAACTATTTTGGCCAAGTTTCCAATGTTTATTATGTTGCGCCCAGCGGCACAGATGCAACTGACTATGGTATCACTTTGGATAAGCCTTGGAAAACTGTTGCATATGCGTGTGCTCGCGTGGCACAAGGTCCTGCTAATCCAAATGCGCAGTACTTGATTAATCAAAACAAAGCATGGGTTGGCACTGAAGCCAACAACTATCTAGCTCACACCAACAAAGTCAGCGTTACCGGCACCACTGCAGGTGGTGCCTTTACCACAACCAGTACAGCTGGCCTAGCGGTCAACATGCCCATTGTGTTTAACACATTTGGCGGATACCTAACAAACATCACTCAGGCATATGCAAGTCAAAACTTATCAGTTATCAGTAGTTCAGGCACATTGCTAACAGTTAGCTCAAATATCTCTGGTGTGGTTGTTAATCAACCAGTGACATTTACTGCAGGATTTGGCAATGTGAGTTCAGGCACTGTGTATTATATTCAATCGGTGTCCGGTACTCAGTTCACTATAAGTTTGACTCCTAGTGGCACTGTGTACACAGTAGGCGGTGGCGGCAGCGGAACAGCAGCAGTGCAAGGAACATTTGTGGTTGACAGCACTGTTGGATTTACACAAAACGTACCGTTCCAAGTTACTGGCACAACATTTGGTAATTTGTCATTGGCCACTAACTATTTTGTTTCAAACATAATTAGCGGAACATTTGTTACATTCAGTGCCAGCAGCGGCGGCGCAGTTTTGACCAACGTTACTCCAGCTTCTGGCACAATGGCTATCACCACTAATAACACATTAACGCTGGCAGCGGCGGCTTTGACCACTGCAGCTGCAACTATCACACAAACTTATCTTGCACAAACATTGTCTGTGTTGAGTTCCGCTGGAACCACAATCACAGTCAGTGCAAACATGACTGATGTCAGTGTTAATCAACCCATTGTGTTTGGTGCAAGTTTTGGCACAGTGGATGCAGGTGCAACTTATTATGTACAAGCAGCCAGCGGCACAAGTTTGACTATTTCGTTGAATGTGAACGGAACGCCATACACAGTGGGCATTGGAAATCAGCCTTGCAGTGCGTCAGTGCAGGCCATGTTGAGAGCCACAACTACCAGCAACTTGAAGGCAGGCAGCAGTTTCACTGTGACAAGTGCGTTTGGCGGGTTGAACAGTTCAACAACTTATTACACAACTCAAATATTATCAACTACACTGTTTCAAGTCAGCACAACCAACGGTGGCCCTGTGATATCAACATTGTCAGCAGCAACTGGCACAGCAACAGCTAATCAGGGTGTTACTTATTATGTTAAAACTATCACAACAAACACCAGTTTCACAGTGTCAAACACCTTTGCCGGCACAGCAATTACCGCAGCTGGTTCGGGCACTGTGGTGGGTGTGCTTTCATACAACGGATTCAAAGCTAAAAGAGATATTGGATCAATTTTAAGCGCAGCGATTTTTGACATAGGCCGTGGCGGAAACTTGTCCACAACACTGGCGGCAAGATCATATTATGCCACAGCAACAACCTACACAACAACTGTGACTCGATATTTGTTGCCTTATTTTGTGTCAGCGTTAACATACGCAAGTACATTGACGTCCACAAATGTGTTGGGACAGACTGCTCCAGCCAACAACTACCAGACATTGAATGGTGCGTCTGCAGCAATCACTCAGTTTACCAGTGGCAGCTACACCGCAGAAGCTGGCATGAATACCAAGGTCACCACATTGTTTGCAATTGTGACCAGCGGATTAAACGCTGGTACAACCAATGCTATTGCACCACCAATAAATCCCACAACTTCCATTTTTATCAAAACAGGCACATACTCTGAAATATTGCCAATCATCGTCCCAGCATTCACAGCACTGATAGGTGACGAACTTAGATCAACGGTTATTCAGCCACTCACATTCAGTGTGACTGCAACCACAAGTTCTGGCACCAGCTTGACATTGTCTGATGCTACCAATGTTGTAGTTGGTATGGGTATTACTGGTAATGTGCGTATCCCAGATGGTGTGTTTGTTGTTGCCAAATCAGGCAATGTGTTAACACTGAACATAGCAACCACTGGCACCGTGAGTGGTGCATTGGTAGCAGGTTACACCGTCAGTGACATGTTCTACATGCGCAACGGTACTGGTGCTAGAAATATGAGTGTTACTGGTTTGTTTGGCACAATTGGTTCAGCAAACAGCTACGGCACAGCCCGACCCACAGCCGGCGCATATTTCAGTTTAGATCCAGGCAACGGTCCAGACGACGACACAGTATGGATTTATTCAAAGAGTCCATATGTGCAAAACGTGTCACTGTTTGGAACAGGTTGTGTTGGTTGCAAGATTGACGGCAGCTTGCATGCCGGCGGCAACAAATCCATGACACTGAACGACTTTACTAATATTTTATCAGATGGTATTGCAGTTTGGGCCACGCAATTGGCCAAATGCGAAGCAGTATCTGTGTTCTCGTATTATTGCTATGCAGGATACTTGAGTGAGTACGGCGGCGCAATTCGAGCCACCAACGGCAACAGTTCTTATGGTACCTACGGCTGTGTGGCAGAAGGAACCAGCCCAACTGAAGTGCCAATCACAGCCACAGTCAACACTCAAACTCAACAAGCACAAGTTACATTTGTGTTGACAGGCGGCGGCCAAATTCTTTGGTTGGAATATTCAAATGCTGGACAGGCCTACAGTTCAGCATCTTTCAACATTACCAGCGGCAGTGGTGGCGGTGCAGCTGTGAGTGCAGCCAACTATTTTACTAATGCTGTGACTGAAGTGCGTATCATAACAGGCGGAGCCAATTACCTAACAGCCACCAACGTGGCTCAAAACGGCACTGCCAGCACTATTACGTTGTCAGCAGCTGATTCAGCTGCCAACAATGCATATGTGGGCATGCGTATTGTGTTGCAGGCTGGTACGGGCAGTGGCCAATACGGATTTATCAATTATTACAACGCCAGTACAAAACAGGTGATTGTGTTGAAAGAATCTGTTGCAGGAATTGTCACAAGCACTTGTTCAACCACGGTGTTCAACGTTACCAGCACAGCAAATATTCCAGCAGGCACACCAGTTGTGTTTACTGGCACATCGTTTGCTGGCGGATCAATAACAAATAACACTGTGTTTTATGTTGTGGCCAACAATTTTACAGCAACCACATTCTCAGTGGCCACTGCCGCAGGCGGAACACCTATTGTACTCACAGCAGGCTCTGGCACAATGAGCATATTTGTGGCAATGTGGGATGTGGCTGTGAGTGGTACTGTTGTTCAAACAGTGTTGGACGGCAGCACACGCTATGTTATTGAACCACGCATCACCTTCAGTGGATCAGGCACTGGCGCATTTGCTCGTGCTGTTGTGGCCACCAATCAAATTTCAGCCATTAGAATTATCAATCCTGGATCAGGCTACAGCAGTGCTCCAAGCATAACTATCACTGATCCCAATTCAACCACTGCAGCCACTACCACTGTGCGTGTACAACCCACTGGTGTGTTGGGCCAGCCCACTTGGACCAGCAGAGGTACCAATTACAACGAAGCCACTGTGACAATTACTGGTAACGGTTTTGCAGATTTCCAAGCACTGGGTTTCTTTATCAACCTCAGCGGCATGACCAACATCCCAGTTCCAGGCGCAAACATTGCATTCACAGGCAACTCAACTTATTACATTGTGGTTCAGGTGTTGAGTTACACTGGCAGTGTGGGAAATTACAATGCCAGTATACAGATTAATCCAGGATTAACTGTGACAAATTCACCAGTGAACGGCACTGTGGTTACCATCACAATTGATTACAGTCAAGTTCGACTAACTGGGCATGACTTCTTGTATGTGGGTTCTGGCAACTTCTACAACACTGGTTATCCCAACAACTTCAGCACAGCCAACAAAATTGTGGCCAATCAAACTGTCAACAGTGCAGGCGGTCGTGTGTTCTTCACAGCCACTGACCAGGACGGTAACTTCAACGTGGGTAACTTGTTCACAGTGCAACAGGCCACTGGTATTGCCACACTCAGTGCCAGTTTGTTCAACTTGAGCGGTTTGAATCAATTGCAGTTTGCTTCAGGCGGTGCATTGGTAACACAGTTCAGTACTGATGGCAACATGACTGGAAACAGTGACGGCTTAGTTCCAACACAACGTGCTGTTAGAGCATACATTGCCAGTCAGTTGGGTGCAGGCGGCAGCAACATCACAGCCAACAGCTTGACAGCTGGCAGTGTGTACATGAGTGGTACCACTATCACCACAACCAACGCCAACAATTTGATAATTACATCCACAGGAACTCAAATTTCTGTGAACAATTTGGCAGTGTTCACAAGAGCGCAAACTGCCACTGTGCCACTGGTGGCCAATGATTTAACTAACAAAGCGTATGTGGACGATGTCAAGAGTTTTGCATTTTTTATTAGTTCTCAATGACCAAATGAACTAAATACACTAAGATAACGGAGAAAACATTATGGCATCAGGAAGATTGGGCACACCGGCAAATTTAACAGCAACAACAAACACCACGTTGTACACCAACGCCACCACATATGCGGTATGTACAGTGAACATTTTGAATCGTAACACAACTGCTGTGACAATTCGACTGGGATTAAGTAGCTCAGCAACTCCGGGGCTTGCAGAATGGCTGGAGTTTGACACAGTTGTTCCAGCTGCTGGTGTGTTGGAACGCACTGGATTGGTAGTGGGCGCCACTCAAAATTTAGTTGCGTATGCCAGCGCTACAGGTGTCACAGCCATGGTGTACGGAATTGAGACTTAATAGGAGACACTGATGGGACGATTTCTTGGACAAAGTTATGCTAGACAAACGCCCGACAGTTTTGTACAAACTGTGGATGTGTCCAGCAACATCACACTGGCGTTGAATTCCATCTATTATGTCAACACCACAGCCGCAATTATCACACTGACATTGCCACAGTTGCCCTCAGCAGGTGACTTTGTGGATATCATTGATGCAGCTGGCACATTTGACACGTACAATTGTGTTATCATTCCCAGCGGCGACGGATCAACAGTGGCTGGATTTGCAGACAATCTCACATTGAATCTCGGCCGTTTGAGTGTGCGTTTACAGTATTCAGTTGGAAGAACCAGCTGGCTAGTAACTCAGCTGATATAAGGATATAGATAAAAAATGGCAAACGTATTAAGTTATATTAACACAGGATCACTAACAGCAGCAGCTGCAGGCGCCTTTACTCCTCCGCCAGGCATGTGGTGTCGACCAGCACACAAACCAGGAGGGTGTGTGTTGATAACAGGTGACAACGTGTGTTGTTTCTGTGTGCCAACCACAGCCACTTGTTTTGTTATTGAAATGTGGGGTCAAGGTGGCGGTGGCGGTGGCGGTTGTTGTTGCGGTGTTGGATCATACGGAGGCCAAGGTGGGTCATATGGATTTGTTGCTTGCACAATCAGTGGTCAAAATTGGATTCTATGTGGATGTGTGTGCAATTGCAGTTGCACAACTTGCACCAT